ATTCCCGTTCGACCAAAAGAGTAAGATTATGATGTCAACTATTATGCTAAAGAATTAGAGAAATATCTTGCTCTCATGCGAGGTGATAGTGCTATCACTTTCCATCCACCTGTCCCTAAGACCATTCAATAATGGGAAAAGACTTTTAGTCCTCCTTATAAGAGATCTAAGGTTTTTTTATACATTATTTGATTGTCACTACTATTTGGCTCATTGGAAGCCAAAAGTAGAGGGAAGAGTGCTCTTGGTTGGTGGAGACTTTCCATCTCTTCCTGGTACTTACATTCTTCCTTGTGGAGAAGGTAAGTTGCGCATCTCAGAGCAATTTGGGAATGCTCATGTGACAATGGAGACTTCAAGTAGCGGTACTGCTTATTCTCATCCAGTCGTACATGTAGATCAAGTCTAATTCCGAGTTGACTACGGCTGGTATGCTCATCTGCTCCATGATTGTCACTCTTCTCGTCTGTCTATCAGACCTGTCGCTCTACCACTCTTCGATCGCAAACAACTAGCTAAAATCGTGACGAAGAGTGTCCAAGCCGACTGGATCATTCGCTAATTAGATCTCCGAAAAGCAAAGGAGTATAGTGAATTGATCCCCATTCGCTAAGGTTTCTAACCATATCAAGGTTACAAGCTGCCTCAATTGAATTTTGGGAACCTTAGCTTTGATGATGCAGCCCGTTTTATTCGTTTAACGCATGATTTCAATAAACAGGGCTGTGTCTACATCTTCCATCCTTCGACTGCTTTAGCTTCCGTCTATTTTTTCCTAACTGGAAGTAGACGCTTTTTTACCCGCACTGAGTTAACTTGCTTTTAACAGCGGGATTTCGTCTTGCAGACTACTTGCAAAAATTTGCTGCTGGACGAAGATCATTATCGGGACGATGATGATTATGAGTTTGAGCGTAAGTCTTACCCCAATAAGAATCAATTAGGGGAGATTCGGTTTGGATCTACTTACTCAAGCTCAGCTTGCGGATAGTTGTTGGAGCAACATCTTTGGTTGAATAACGATTAGCCAAGTCGCAAGACAGTCTAGACTATCGCACGCTAGACATTATATGTACCTGCTCCTAAGGCTGCTACATTCTAGTGCGATCTACCAACTACTGCCACAAAGCCTACCTTCTTTGTGAAGCCTACTCCTCTAATCGAATCTGTTTCTGAGGTTTACTTAGCTCCGCATTAAGGTGCGCGAAACTAAGTTGCAGACACTATTTAGCGAGTCAATTAATGGCTTTAGAGTCATCCGGAGCCAGTAATTGCAGATAAGAAAGGTAATCTTCTCCCGTTTAAAGAGTAATCGACTACAACGAAGACTGGTCTCACTCTTCTTTCGGGATAAATTGAGTACGAATGGTCCGCTAAAGCATTGCACAATTCTATTTATGCTATGTACCATCGTCACTTGTCTCCATCTTTGATGCCTAGCTAGTCTCACTTGAAAGATTTCAAAAAGATGACTAAATGTTTTTTCAAGTCTATTGAAAAATAACTAGTTTAAGGTATTCGAGGTGAGAGTTTTGACCCCTTCGTCGTCCTTCATGACAAGTAGTTCACTTATGGTAAAAAGCTAAAATACTATAGAACTCTTGTTGGACAACTTCGTGGCTTAACGCCAATTACGAAGGGTAGTTTCATTACCATGGTCAAGGCCGGTTAAGTTTACTTTTCGAAAGTTTTTAACGTAATCAAGGGCTTTTTACATGGTATGAGTGATAGACCTAGAAACATCATGGTCCCTAGTGACAATTTGTGCGGTTTACTCACTCTCATCCAATCCGCTTTTTGGTCATCTATAAAGAAGAGTATTCCTGCATTCGTTCAAGGAATGACCAAAGATTAGATTGTGGATTCCTTTAGATAAGGAGTCTCGGATAATTGGAGGTCTATTTGTATAGACGGAAGCGGTTTCGACTCTACTCAAAATGCTAAAGTAATGTAGATAGTCGATAACCATTTTATGACCATGATCAGACCAGCAATAGTTGCTTTGATGGATCAGGTCATTTCCAAGTATCCACAAATGTGCCAATTAACCGCTGAACAATATGCTGATCTCTTGGTTTCAGCTGCAAATGATAATGTGAATTATTGCTTCACTTACTTACCTGAGGTTCGTCATGTTGTTTGGCCAGATCACGTCTGGAGAGTCTGGAAACGAGACCATCGTGATGTGCCGAATGGTTCAGATCGTTAGTGGGTTGAATCAAATTATATTTTCAATGTGATAAACGGAACCACTTTCTCTGGCCATCCCACAAAGACTACTCTAGGCAACACACTGAGGAGTATCTGTTATGCATATTATTACATATCAAAAGCAGGCGTAGCAGATCCCTGGCGCTCACCTTATATCAAAGTTCGAGCATCAGGTGACGACGTAGTCATCCTCTGTGCACCACATTTATCTACGAGAATTGAGAACTCTATCATGCATTTGACTAGTCAATAAAAGTCGAGTACTTAGCCAATTGGATTAGGTCAATGTGTGAAAGAAGTCATATCAGGACGGTGGACTTAAGTTGATTTTTGTTCCAAATGGAGTTTCTCAAGTACGGGCGCGGATTTCACTATGAGTCGAGATATATTCAAGATGCTTACAACGCGTCAATATTACTCGCAGAATAATGGACACATCTTGCGCTACCCCGGTCTACACGCGTTAGCTATTTATTAGGGTTTTAAAACTTAACACGTTTCGCGTTTGATCGAAAACATCTTGCAATGTCGGGTTTCCAAGCACAAGTTACCTGCTGATGTTGCTAGATATGATTTGTCTGCTTTGTCGGACAAATACAAATATGCTTTTGCTTCTAAGCAATAAGCATATGCTTTCTAGGAGTAGGTTAATTATAAATGTGGTGTTTCTACTTTTACCCTCCTAGAAGCCATAGAGAGCTAAACTATAGACGTTCAATTCTTTGGCTCAATCTCTATGGTGGCCTCCCCAGATTTATTAATTTCTTCCTATCTGGGTAGGCGGTGTCTACATTCTCACGGAGCTTCCAAGACAATTCCGAAGGATGTAGAAGTTGAGTACCCATGCATACTTGAATTTGCCTATTCAAGTTTTCTGCTGGTGTTGTTTTCAAAACACAGAATCAAGGTTTCGACCTCCTCTACTGGTTCTGACTCGCGTTGTCGTTGACTTCCAATTATCCTATTTCCCATTTCGATGGAGAATCGTACCTATGAACGATATTGTAGGCATGCACCGCAGAGTAGAGGCTGTGGTGTGTGTAAAAAAACACCAGCAGAAAACTTGAATAGGCAAAATCAAGTATG